ACGGCGACACCTACGAAGGTGCTGGTGGCGTCTCCATCGCCCCCGTGGGATTGGCCGGTGCTGGATCGTACACCGTGCCCGACTACTCCGGGGACGGCGGCGTCGAGTTGGCTCCGGTGGGACTTGCTGGGTCCGGAACGTATGCGGATCCGGTCTACGCTGGAGATGGTGGCATCGGCTTGGCCGCTGTCGGTCTCGCGGGAACCGGCCTCTTTACTCCGCCCGATTATGAGGGCTCAGGCGGCCTGATCCTCGCGCCTGTAGGACTCGCGGGAACGGGCACGTTCACTCCGTCGGATTATGCTGGCGGTGGTGGACTAACCCTCGCCCCCGTGGCTCTTGCGGGCACCGGGAGCTACGAAGGCCCGGTTTACGATGGCTCTGGCGGCCTTAGTCTCGCTTCGGTCTCGCTTGCTGGCACGGGCGTCTATGAGGCCCCAGCTTACGACGGCTCCGGCGGGCTCGCTATCGCCCCGGTCGTGGTGGGAGGAACGGGCACGTATGCCGCGCCTGGCTACGTTGGAACTGGCGAAGTCACCCTTGCCCCGGTCTCCCTGGCTGGCTCCGGCGAATTCACACCGCCCGACTATTCAGGCTCCGGTGGTCTCAGTCTCGCCCCGGTCTCGCTTGCTGGTACGGGGGTATACGAGGCCCCGCCGTCCTACGATGGTGCGGGAGCTGTAACCCTTGCGCCGGTGGCCCTGGAAGGGGCCGGGACCCACACGCCCCCGGATTACAGTGGCACCGGTGGTATCGGCTTGGCCCCGGTCGGGCTCGCTGGTGCGGGCTCTTATGCGGTACCCCCATCGTATGATGGCGCAGGGGCCATAACCCTTGCCCCCGTTGCCCTTGGCGGCACAGGGACCCACACGCCCCCGGACTACTCGGGCGACGGAGGACTGACCCTCGCGCCTGTCGGGTTGGCTGGCGCCGGTTCCTACGATGAAGCAGGGCTATTTGCGGGCAACGGCAGCCTGACGCTGGCCGCAGCCTCCTTCGCCGGCACCGGCACCTATGCCGCCCCATTCCCCGATGTGCCCAGCCGGTACTCGCAAGAGCAGGCCGACGCCCTAGCCGCGATCAAGGCCAATGGTGCGGCCATCACATTCTCCGGCGGCGAGCGCACCTACGACCCGCTGACGGGCATCTCCTCAATCAACGATGCCACGGTGGCCGGCTACGCTATGCGGACACGAGGCGACCCCCGCCGCTATGAGGCACTGAGCCTAGTAGAAGCTGAGGCACCCACCCTGCTGTTCGCCGCGACAATACTGGGCCGGGCCCCTGAGCTGGGGATGCAGTGCGAGTGGGCCGGCGCGACATACGAGGTCCGGGACGTGGACCCGGTAGCGCCCGACGGGGCAAACATCATCGTGAAGGTCGTCATCGCGGGCGGCCTGTCCACGTACGATGCCAGCCGGGCCACAGTTTTCGCTGCCGATCATGCTGACGCCCTGGCGGCGATAGCAGCGGCAGGCAGGGCGGTGTCCTTCACCAAGGGGGTTCGCTCCTACAACGCCCTCACAGGGGCCTCCACGGAGGTTGTGGTAACGGTGGCGGGCGCCGCCATCCAGGTGCGGGGCGACCCGCGGGCCTATGAGGCGATGGGGCTGGTGGAAACGGAGGCGCCGACGCTGCTCTTTGCGCCCACGACCAGGGGGCAGCTGCCCGACACCGGGATGCGCTGCACATGGGCAGGCGTGAAGTGGACCGTGAAGCAGGTGGAACCCTTAGAGCCGGACGGCGTGGCGCTGCTGGCGAAGGTGGTAATAGCGCGATGAGCTTCCAGGCCGACCTAGCTGCATTCCAGCTCAAGGTGCTGCACCGCCAGCGGCTGATCCATGCGGAGGTGTCCAACGAGCTTCGCCGGTCGGTGGTGCGGGGCTCCGGGCTGACGGGGTCGCCTGGGCAGCCGGTGCAGACGGGCAACCTGGCGGGCAGCTGGAACCTGACGTTCCCGGAGGTGCTGCTATCGGAGCTGCTGACCAACGTGGTGTATGCCCCGCCCATAGAGGAGGGCATGGGCAAGGGCGGCAAGCTCACGCTGCGCAGCCAGGTGGGGGGCTTCCATTCGGTCAAACTGACCAGGGCCGGTTTCCCGAACATCGTGAAGCACGTGATGGGGAAGGTGAAATGATAGACCACAAGCTCATCAAGCGGGCGCTGCGGACGCAGCTAGCGACCCTGGAGGTGGCCACCACGGGCAGCACCACGCTGGGGGCCACTGGCGCCACCTTCACGCGGCTGGCCGGCTCTTTCATCACCGATGGCTTTCAGCCGGGCATGGAGGTGACGGGCAGCATGGAGAAGGCGGCCAACAACGCGGCGGCCGCCATCGTGTCGGTGGCAGCCCTGTCCATGAAGGTAAACCGCACGCTGGTGACGGAGGCCGCCGCCGCCGGCAAGACGCTGACCGTTGGGCTGCCGTCGTACCGGGCCTGGGAGAATGAGGAGCTGGACCCCACCCTGGGCGTGCCCTATGTGGAGGAGCAGTACCTGCCAGGGCCTACTTTTCTGCGCACCGCCACCAAGGACCAGGGCACCGTGCAGGCCGAGCCGATGTACCGGGTGGAAGTTCATGTGCCCGAGGGCGCAGGGTCGGAGGCGGCTGACGACTATACGACTGGCATCGAGCAGCTGTTCCTGCACGGCACATCGATGGCCCTAGAGAACGGCGATACGCTCCGCGTGCGGGCTGACACGGGCCCATATCGGGGGCAGCTCCTCCAGCGGAAGGCTGGCTGGGCAACCGTACCCGTGAACATACCCTTGAGGCTGTATACCGTGAACCCGTAGCGAGGAAAGAGAAATGGCGAACCAGACTGGCAGAAACATGTACGTAGCCTTCAAGGTGGAGGCCGCGTTCAACACCGTCCCCGACCCCGTCACCGGGGCTGAAAAGATGCGCATCAACCCCAGCCCCGGTCTCAAGCTGGCCCGTCCGTCCATCCAGCCTGGCGAGGTGCGCGGCGACATGCTCACGCCCATGGGGCGGCTAGGCAGCAGGGCCGTGAGCGGGAGCTACAGCGGCGACCTGTACGTCAACGCCTGGGACACGCTACTGGCCGCGGTGCTACGGAGCACCTGGGTGGCGGCCGTGGCAATCACCGAGGCCGCCATGACCAGCATCACCACGACAACGAACACCATCGTGGCGGCGGGCGGCAGCTGGCTCACGCAGGGCGTGCGCACCGGCGACCTGGTGCGGCTGACGGGGCACAGCACCGCAGCGAACAACGACAAGAACCTGAGGGTGGTGTCGGTCACAACGGACACTATCACCGTGCCCGCTGGCGAGCTGACGCTGGACGCGGGGGCCGACAGCGCCTTCACGCTGACCATCCTGAAAAAGCTGATGAACGGCGCCACCCCGGTGCGGAATACCTACTACATCGAGCAGTGTTACCAGGACATCGACCAGTCGCAGGTGTTCGGCGGCTGCCGCTGTGTTGGCTTCACGCTGCGGGGCCAGCCTGACGGGATGGCCACGGTGGAGTTCCGCTTCCTGGGGGCCAGCATGACGGACGTGGCCACGGGCAGCAGCCCCGTGTACACCAGCCCCACGCTGAACACCAATACCGGGCTGGTTTTCACCGATGCCAAGCTGAGCCTGGACGGCACGGACATCGTAATTGCCACAGCCTTCGAGCTGAATGTGAACCTAGGCGGCGCAACGCTGCCTGTCATCGGCAGCAACTACACGCCCGATGTGTTCGATGATGAGCTGGTCCTTTCCGGAAGCCTGAGCGTGCTGCGCCAGGACTTGGACTACGTGGCCGCCTTTGACGCGGAAACGGAGTTCGAGCTGGCCATCCTGCTGCAGGAGGTGAGCGGCACGCCACAGAAAGCCTTCGGGCTGTACGTGCCACGCGTCAAGTTCACCGACGCCGATGCGCCGCTGGGCAACGACGGGGCCATGGTGGAGTCGCTGCCGTGGATGAGCGGCATCAACCCGCTGGCCACGGGCTACGACCAGACCATGCTGACGATTTGCACTGATACCGCCGCTTGACCGGGCACGCCGGCTGCGGATTGAGGAAGTGAAACTGTGAACCAAAGCTCTGCGCACCCGTCGTGCTGGTGGCCTGTGGTTGGTGGTGGCTTGCCAGGCGTGCCACGGCGGGGGCGTAGGGCCCAAGGAGAAAGACCATGAGTGAGCACGCAGCGAGTGGTGGATTTGATCTCAGCACGGCCCCGGACGTCACGGCCCAGGAGGACCAGGGAATTGTCGTCCACATCAGGGACCACGAGGGCGAGCTGATGTACTACACGCCCGCCAAGGAAGGGGCCAGCCCGAAGCCCTGCACCATCACGGTGGTGGGCAGCTATAGCTCCAAATTCAAGAGGGTGCAGGAGAGCATCACGACCAGGGCCCTCAAGCGACGGGGCGCCCCCATCACGGGCGGGCTGGTAAAGGCGCAGGCCCTGGAGCAGGTGGCCGACTGCATCACGGAGTGGGATGGCTGGATCAACAAGGGCAAGCCCTTCCCGTACAGTAAGGAAAACGCCGTGGCGCTGATGAAGCAGCTGCCCTATGTGCAGCCGCAGCTTGAGGCGGCCATGGACGACCACGCAGCTTTTTTCGAGAAGGCCTCAGGGAGCTGATCCTATGGGTTCGCGAGGAGGTGGCACTGAGCAAGGAGCAACCGGACGGCAGTCCCCTCCGGGACCACTTGCTCAGTGCTGCCGCCCGCGGCCATGCGGATTCCATCGAGCGCCTGGAGGGCGGGCCGGAATACCCGGAGGATATGGCATACCTGTGGGCCTACTTCGAGGAGGTAGGCAGGGGGCGAGGCGACGGCATGGGCGGCGGCAAGCTGACGTGGCGTGACCTGGAGGCCTGGGCCCGGTGCGAGGACCGCCGGGTTCGGCCCCACGAGTTCCTGGCCCTGCTGGAAATAGACGACGCGGTGCGCAACGCCAACAGCAAGGACGACAAGCCAGATGAATGAAGGCGGCGCAGATATCGCAACCCTCGGGCTAAGGCTCGACGGCCGGCAGATGGACGTGCAGGCAGCAGCCAGCACGGCCAAGCTGAATGCCCTGGGCGCAGCCGGAATGTCGGCCAACAAAATCATGATGGCGCTGGGCGTCACCATGACCGCGGGCATGGCCTTCATGAAGATAGCCAAGGACGCGGGCGAGTTCGCCGGCGCCCTGCAGCAGAGCCTTGCCATTATGGGCGACGTATCGGACGAGATGAAGGGCAAGATGTCCGACGCGGCCCGGAAGGTTGGGGTGGAGCTGAACCTGGGGGCCACCAAGGCAGCGGAGTCGTACTACTTCCTTGCGAGCGCCGGTATGACGGCGGCCCAGAGCGTGGCGGCGATGCCCGCGGTGGCTGCCTTCGCGAAGGCAGGGATGTTCGATATGGCGACGGCCACGGACCTGGCCACTGACGCCCAGAGCGCCCTGGGGCTGAGGAGTGCGGACACGGCCGAGAACCTAGCCAACCTCATTCGCGTTACTGATGTGCTGGTGAAAGCCAACACGATGGCCAATGCCAGCGTGGAACAGTTCGCCACCTCCCTCACATCGGAGGCTGGCGCGGCGCTCAAGAGCTACGGCAAGGACATCGAGGAAGGTATCGGCGTATTGGCCGCCTTTGCTGACCAGGGCGTGAAGGCCGAGCAGGCGGGCACAGGGCTGAGCCGCATCCTGAGGCTTATGGGCTCGGCGGCCGTGAACAACGCTGAGGCCTATGAGAAGCTGGGCGTCGCGGTGTTCGACGGCAACGATGAAATGCGAAACATGGCCGACATCGTCGAGGACCTGGAAAACGCCCTCATCCCCATGGCTGACAAGACGCGGATAGCAGCGCTGGAGGCGCTAGGCTTCCAGGCCAGGGTGCAGGGGGTGATCATGCCGCTGCTTGGGGCCTCGGATGCTATGAGGGAATATGAGGCTTCGGCCCGCCAAGCGGCGGGTATGACGGACGAGGTGGCGGGCAAGCAGATGCTGGCCCCGTTCGAGCGCCTCGGCAAGGCCATGAAGACGTTCAGCGACCGCACGCTGGAGGCGGGCAACGCCATCCTCCGGGTGCTGGTGCCTGCCCTTGAGGTGGCAGCCAGGCACGTGGAGGTGCTGGTGGAGGCCTTCAAGCTCCTGATCGGCCTGGCTGTGGGGCGCTGGTTTGTGGCCGTGCAGGCAGGGATGGTGGCGAAGGCGGCCGCGGCCGCGACGGCAGCTGCCGCCACCAAGGCAGAGGCGGCGGCCAGCGTGATCGCCGCCGAGGCTGCCCTCGTGCTAGCTCGGACTGAGCATGCGGCGGCAGTGGCCCTCGAGATGAAGGCCAAGGCCGAGTATGATGCAGCTGTCGCTGCCGCGAGGTTAGCCGTGGTCATGGAAGGCCTCGTCGTCACCCAGGAAATGGAGACCAACGCCCTCGCCAGGCAGGCCAACGCCCTCCGGGCACTGTTGCCCTTACAGGCCAAGTCGGCGGTCGCCGCCGAGGCGCTGGCGGTGGCATCGGGGCAGGTCGCTGTCGCCACGACTGCCGCTGCGGTAGGCGAAAAGGCAGCCGCAGCCGGGGCCACGGTGATGGGCGTCACAATGGCCGGGGCTGGCACCATCGGCACCGCCATGTGGACAGCCATCGGCGGGCCTATCGGCCTGATCGTGATTGGCATCTACGCTGTGAGCAAGGCATTCGACTGGATGCTGGGGCGCATGGAGAAGGCCAACGAGCTGAGCACCGAGGAGGAAGCCCGCTACCAACGGCTGAACGCACAGGGGATGGCGCGGGCAGCTACGTGGAAGGCTGAAGCTGACGCGGAAAAGGAGCGCCTGAAGGCATGGGCGGCAGCACAGGCAGCGCAGGAGGAGGCAGTCGGCAAGGCGGTACGGGCAGGACAGATTGAGCTGGCCCGCATGCAGGCCCTGAACGACGCCTACAGCGGCACGGCCCATGAGCTAGCCCTGCTGAACCTGGAGTACGACCGGCAGGCCGAGCTACTAGGCAACGCTGAGGAGTACAGCGACGCCGAGCTGAAGGCCATGAACGGGCTGACCAACGCGATGCACCAGCAGAAGGTGAAGGCGCTGGAGCTGGCGACGGCAGCGGAGCAGCTACAGGAACTGCGCGACGTGATGAAGGAGTTGGCCGAGGAGGCCGCGTCGAATGCCCTGGCCCATGCCAGCCAGCTGGAGTCTTTGGAAGCGCAGGTGCGGGCGGAGGCAGCCAAGCGGAAGGAGTTGCAGGGCAGCAAGACGGCCGTGATTGATCTGGCCGAGGCCGAGGAAATGCTGGCGGCCGTGCGCAGGAACCCGGACGACCCGGCACAGATAGCCCGAGAGCAGCAGCTGATCAGGACGAAATATGCCCTGATCCGGGCCAACCGGGAGCTGGCGGGCAGCCTGGAGATGGTGGCGGCGGGCGAGGCGAGCCTTGAGGACCTGGCCACCAAGGCGAGGGAACCGTGGATTCAGGCAGCCCGCAACATCCAGGACGCCCTAAGCGCCGCCTTCCAGACGGTCTATGAGGATGGCCTAAAGGGCTTTAGGGATATGGCGACCGGTATTCTAGATGTCTTCGTAAACCTGGCTAGCCAGATCGCCGCAGCCATGGTGGCCGATAAACTGGGCATCACGAAGATGCTAGCTGATGTCCAGGACCCTGGCATATCACTCGGGTCAGCGGCAAAAAACCTATCACCAGCTATTCCGGCTGTCGGAATTGGGGTGGGTATTGTCTCGGTAATCGGCGGCTATTTTGAACAGGCAAAGCAAAGCCAGGCATTCCATAGCCGGCTAGAACGGGAGCGGTTGGACCGCCAGTTTGAAGCCACTGAGAAGTTCGTAAATGCGGTGCAGTCGTTTGCCGATGCGGTTGGCGGCACCCCGTCCAGCTTGAGCGAGGACTTCGAGAAGGTAATGAAGCTGTGGGACGCGGCCAATACCCGCCGGACCAAGCCCCAGCCCCGCACCCCAGACCCAGCAGAAGCAGAGGCGGAACGCCTGAGGCTCCTGGACACATATGAGGCCAGGCTCAAGGAAATCAACACCCAGATGCAGGAGGAGCTGGACGTCCGCGAACTACTGGCCCAGGGCATGGACATAGAGGCCGGGCGCAGGCAGCTGGAAATCACGCAGCGGCGGGAGTGGGACGAGGCGGTGAAAGCCGAATGGGACGACGCCACCATGAACCGCCTGGCCTACGTCCAGGGCATTGAGAAGGAAAAGGCAGCCCTGGCCGAAGCGGCGAAGGCGCACGACTTCCGGACCGAGCTTTTCGCCACCGAGCAGGAGCAGGGCGGCAACCCCATCGGTGCGATGGTCATCCGCATGGAGGAGGAGAACCGGAAGCTGCTGGCGGATGCGCAGAAGCTGGTGGACGCGGGGCTGATCACCCCGGAAGAATTTGCCCGCTACGCCAAGACCCTGGACACCAAGTTGGCTGATGCCGTCAGGGACGCCAGCGCCCAGCTTGAGGCGACGCGGAACGAGTTCATGGCCAACCTTACGTCCAGGCAGCAAACGCTCGCAGGGGACGACCGCGGGGCCTTGGAAACCGGCATGAGGGCGAGGGGCGTGGTGGAGCTGGCCGGTGCCCAGGAGCTGGCGGACGCAGGCATCATCACGCAGGAGGCCGTCACGGCCCTGGCCGCTGTCATCGAAGGCGAATTGCTGGATTCCCTGGAGGCCTGGGACGAAGCCATCAAACAGATCGTGACAGGCATGCAGACACAGGTGGACGTGTGGGAGCAGCAGCAGTTGGGCACCGATGCGGGTGACCGCGAGGCCATCCGCATCCAGATGCAGGCCGACGCGGACGCACAGATCGCCTATGCCCAGGCCCTGCTGGATGCCGGCAAAATCAGCCAGGGGCTGTTCGACAGCTGGGTCAACATGTGGAACGGCAAGGTGAACCAGGCGCTGAAGGAGTTTGACGAGGGGCTGCTGGAGACGGCCGATGCGCTGGCGGAGGCGAATAAGAAGTTCGCCGCCATGCAAAGCCTGCGGGTGCGGATGCTGGTGGCGCAGGGCAACGAGGAGGGGGCCCAGGCGCTGCGCAATTCCATCGAGCTGCACGCCGCCATAACGGACGGGCGGGGCGCCGAGTACGTGATGCTGCTGCAGCAGGTGCAGGCCGAGGAGGCCAAGGCCAAGGCGATGGAGAAGACCACAAGCGCCATTGAGGAGACCACCAAGGCGGCCAACCAGTTGGCCCAGGCCCTCAACTCCCCGGAGGGGGTGCGGCTATCGCTGGACGTGTGGCGGGCCTCGCTCTACAACAGCGGAGGGCCGGTGGTGCCTGGACAGGACTCGGTCGGGCAGGGGGTAGCAGTGCTGCCGGGGGCGGCAGGCGGCGCCTCGGGGGAAACCGTCTACAACACCTACAGCTTCGACGGGATAACCATCAAGGTGGAGAAGGGCATGGACGGGCAGGAAGTGCTGGACAGCATCCTTGATGCGGCGGCCCAGGGTAACAGGGCGGGCGGCCAAAATCCATTCCTCCTTCTGCCCACCTGATAACGGAGCGGCGGCATGTCGGCATTCCAGAAGTTCGATTGCTTCAAGCAGGACCTGGGCACCGAGGTGCATCAGCTCCACACCGACGAGCTGCGGGCCTTCTTGACCAATACGGCCCCGGTGGCCGCCACCCACCTGACCTATGGCTCCGGGGGCGGCACCGAGCTGGACGATCTGGCCACTGGCAACGGATACACCAAGGGCGGGGCAGACATCCAGAATACGTTCGTCGCTGGCGCCCTGGCAGGGGTTAGCATTACCTGGACTGCTGTTGGCGGCCCCTTCGGCCCCTACCGATACATCGTGCTCTACAACAATACGGCGGCCGGGAAGAACCTGATCGGGTGGTGGGATAGGGGCTCGTCCTTCACGCCGGTGGCCGGGCAGATGGCCAAGCTGGTGCTATCCGCTGGCGCAATACTCACTATCGCGTAGAAAGGGGGTGGGTGGTGGCAGTCTTTACCGTGGACACAGTAGAAATCGCCATCGCCTACGCCATAGAGCTGGACCGCGTGAGCCTGGTGAAAAAATACCGCATGTTCAACGGTGTGATGCGCACTGCCATGACCAGCGACGCCGCGGTGGCCCGCACCTGGGGCATCCAGACTGACCGCCTGACGCTGGCTGTGGCGGATGCGCTGGAGGTCACGCTCAAGGCTCCCGGCACAGTATCGGTAGCTGGCGATGCGCTAGGCGAGACGGTGGTTTGCCGGGCCGCCAGCGTTGGGCGCCAGGACGGGCCCCTGAGCGACCAGGCTGCCCTGCGATTCCAGCTCCACGAGGTGACACCATGAGCCTGGTGATCAACGGTGTCACGGTGCCCATTCTGCAGGGCGGCCACAGCAAGAGCAACACCCCGCTGACGCTGGAATTCGGGCGGGCCTATGGCGGGGTCGGGCTGAGCGGCGTCACAGCCAACCGGGGCCACTACCGGACCTGGAGCTACCAGACGCCGCGACTGCTGCTGGCCGACGTCCAGACTATTGAGGCGCTGCTGGACGGCCCCGGCCTGCTCACGGTGTCGGGGGTGCTGGCGGCCGGCGATGCGATCCTGTGCTACGCCCTGAACGTGAGGCGCTCCGTGACGCACTCGCTCATCTGGGGCGCCCTGAGCTTTGAGCTGACGGAGGATGACCCGAGCTATGCCGAGGCGGGCGCCATGGTACTGGCCGGCGCCGAGGCCTCGCTGCTGGTCGAGTACCCAGGTCTCGCGGGGGCGGGCACGCTAGCCGCCATCACGGGGGCCGCGACTGCCAGCTACGGGGCCGGGGCCTTCGGAGCCGGAACCTTGGCCGCCATCACTGGGGCCGCCACCGTAACCTACGCCGCGCCATGAGAACTGCTACCGCTGGTGAGCTTGCCGCCCTAGCCAACCGGGACCGGAAGGAGCTGTTCCGCATCTGGGTGGAGAACGCCACCGGCACCCTGGTGGACCTGTCCAGCTGGTTCACAGCTTTCACGGTGACGGCCAACGTGAATTTCGTGGCCGCGACGGGCAGCATCACCTTCTGGCGCGAAACGGCAGATGGCAGCCTGGCCCCGCTGATGGCCGACCCGATGCCCATCTCTTCGGCCCGGACCATCGTGATAGAGTGGGCCGTCATAGGGCAGGGCGACAGCGTGGTGGAGGGCGACTGGCACGAGCTGCTGCGGGGCGAGATTGACGACGTGGCCTGGGGCGGCCGTGACCCGCAGATGACTACGCCGATACGCGACCTGTCGGGGCTGCTGCTGGACACGTGGATCCAGACCCGCGCCACCTACGGTAACAACACGTCGCCTGTGGCCCAGGAAACGGTGATGCAGCAGATCCTGGACGCCACGCTGGGCGCCGCGGTGGTGACTATGGTGACTGTGGGCGACCCGGACTTCGGCATCCTGTACTACGAGCAGAATCGGTCCAGCCTGGCCGATGCCCTGAGCGTCCACAGCGACCTGATCGGCTGGGACCTGCGCTACGTTTGGGACGAAACGGCCGAGGAGTGGCAGCTCAAGTATTTCGAGCCCGACCGCGACAAGACCACGGTGGACCATACCTTCGGCCCTTACGACTACCTGGACCTGAGCGAGGTGGCCAGGGGCCGACGCGGGGTGCGCAACCGGGTGGAGGTGGCCTACGAGGCCGGCGAGCCGGACCTGTCGTACGTGGCCGATGACGAGGATTCGCAGGCGGAATTCGGTGTGCGCTACATGATGATCGACGTGGTGAACAACAACCAGATCACCACGCTGGCGGCCGCCACCGTCTTGGGCGACGCCATCCTCAAGGACACGGCGCAGCCGCATCTGACGCACACCAGCGTGAACGCCTTCTGGCCGCTGGTGGAGCTGGGCGATATGTATCGCTTCGAGCCCAACGGGGTCCACTACAACACGGCGCAGGACATCGCCATCGTAGGGTTCACGCACAACGTCACGGCCGACCCCGGCAGCCCCAACACCACGACGCTCCAGGGCCGCAGCAAGCCCTCGGGCTCCACCACCCGCTGGCTCACCCGCGGCGAGCGGGCCCGCGTGACTGAGGTGGCGGTGGAATTTGAGGATCCGGGCGACGATGTGCTCACGGTCGAGGACCTGCAGGTTCTGCTCACCGTCAATAGCGGCACTACAGGCTACTCCACAGCCCAGCCAGACGCTAACGACAGCCTGGGCGGGTACATCAGCACCACCTTCGTGCCAGCGGGCCTGAGCGGCCTTTTCAGGGATGTGACGGACCAGGAGCGCATTGATGGCATCGTGCGCTACCGCACCGTGGCCTTCGCCAACCTGAACGACTCGCCCGTGCCGCAGGACTGGGCCTGTGTCTATGGCTACCTGACTAGCCTGGGCGAGGACGGCGCCACCTGGGCGGCCGGCCTGGACCCGGAGGGGGTGGTGGTGCTAGACCGGGCCAACATCCAGAGTGCAGTCTGCGCTGACGAGGAAACGGCGCCGGACGGGGTGACGTTCTACGCCCCTGACGCGATTGACCATGCCGACGTGTTCAACCCCGGCACCATACCGCCGGGCTCGGGGTTCGTGGTCACCGTTCGGCAGACCATCGCGGCCGGGGCCACGCCGCAGATCACAGACAGCATCCTGTACTTCACCGACACCGTACCCGTATGAGGCCCGCCTATGAAACGCACGCTCCTGGGTTTGCTGGCCCTGCTCCTGCTAGGTTGCGGGGGGGGTGAGGCGGGTATGCCACCGGCACTCACGAAACTCACCAACCCGACGGCCCCGGCCGGCAAGGTGTGGGCCTTGGACTGGGACCCTACGGATACCTACCTCGCGGTCGGCTGTAACGTCACGCCATTCCTACAGTGGTACTCCCATGATGGTGCGGGCGGCCTCACCAAGCTGACCGACCCCACCGCGCTACCGAGTTTCGGGTACGCGGTCGAGTGGGACGTGACAAGCACCTATCTGGCCGTGGGTCACTATGCCGGTGTGGGGACACAGCGGCTCAGTTGGTACAAGAGAAGCGGCGCAACGCTGACCAAACTGTCGGACCCCACGGACCCAGGCGGCACGGTACGCAGCCTGACTTGGGACTCGACGGGCACCTACCTAGTGGTCGGCTACGACGAAGGCGGGACCGGCACAAGCCTGAAAATCTACAGCCGCACCGGGGACACACTGACCAAGCTGACAGACCCGGCCACGCAACCGCCTGCGGGTGGCGATGTCTACGGCCTGTCCTTCACGTCGGACGATGCCTTTCTTGCCGTCGGCCATTGGGCCGGTGACGACACGAACCCATTCATCTGGGTCTATTCCCACGCCGCCGGTGTGTTGACGTATGTGGGAGAACCGGCCTCTGATAGCTATTGGCACTTCCCCTACCGCGTGCGGTGGGATCCGACGGACAGCTATCTCGCGGTCGGCCAGGTTGGGGACGACTCCATCCTGACCGTCTACTCCCATGATGGTGCGGGTGGGCTCACGAAGCTGGCCCTGTCTTTCCTGCCCACAGGCGCCTATGACGGCTTCGATGTCGTATGGCACCCGCTCGGCAAGTACCTGGCGCTCAGTGCCGGTGGTGGCGTCACACTGACCGCGTTCATCTCGTGGTGGGAACACGATGGCGACACGTTCACAGCACTGACAGACCCGTCGACACTACCGACCGACGATGTGTATGCGTTGGCGTTTTCCGGCGACAACTTCCTGGCCGCTGGTTGGGATGACACGCCATTCCTTTACATCTATGAGGCTACGGGCCTGGAGTGGCCATCTACCGGCCTGGTGTTGGGCGACGTCCAGAAGCTGCTGCCGCTGATGAACCGGGTAGGCAGCTGGCGGGCCCAGGATTTCATCAACACGCTGACGCCATTCGCCCATGACCCCGCCGATTCCTGGGAGGTGGCGAACATCACGGACAATCCGTGGTGGCGGGCCATGGCCGGGTATGGCAACGGTTCCGACGGCCAGGGCCTGGTCGTGGAAAACGACATCGCCTACTTCATCCCAGCTGCGCTTCCAGGGGCGGGGGCTCGGCTGAATCAGGGGTGGTTCCTGCACAGCCTGGTGCCCACCGACGGGGCCGGCCGCGGCTTCATGAATTTCACGGACAGCTATTTCGTGGTGAAGCCGCAGCTGCCAACCCATGACGGGGTGATCCTTTCGACGACCGAGTTCACGATGAAGCCGACCTGGGTGGGCGACACAGGCAAGGGCAGCGAGTCTGTGGCGGCGTCCTTCCTGGCCGAGATTGCCGGGTACGTCGGCACCTACACCTTCTCCTTCGAGTATTGGGACGAGGCGGGCGTCAAGCAGGTGGATGTTTCGGACAGTGACACATTCGTCTACGACCCCTCTACCATGGCCTTCTTCCGCTGGCGCCACGACAGCGAGAGCCACACCTTTTACCTGGAGGCGGCGTCCCGGTGCGGCGGTGGCGGGTGGTCGGTGATCGCGGCGCTGGACCTGACGCAGGCGGTGCCGATGTGGGGGTTCATGTTTGACTGGTACGTGGACTTTGACAGCGACGCGGCCGAGGAGCCGCCAACGCCTTTCGCCATCACCTTCAACCCGCAGCCCAACAGCTACCGATCCGTGGGCTGCGAGCTGTGGAATATCGTGGATCCGGTACCGAGGCCCGGCACTATGTTTGCCACCATGCCCCTGCTCAACACGGTGGCAGGCTGATTGTATTCGACAAGACGCGGCAGGCCTGGGCCGTATTGCGGCAGATTTGGCGGGACCTATTCCCCGAGGAGGACTACATGGCAAGGTTCTTTGGCTGGCTGAACGGCATTAGGAAGTCTCTCTGGAAGGTGCTCTCCGGCGGTAAGGTCATTTCCGCCATCTCCCATTTCGTGCTTGTGTTGGCTGGCTGCCTGGCTCCGGCCTATCTCGTGTACGCCGCCATTGGCACGACCTGGGCCATCCTAACCTTCAAACTCCTGGTCGAATTTTGGGCCATCTTCATGACCTCC